GGCCTTCCCAGCGGACCCCGGAGCAACGGTTCTGGGAGAAGGTCGAAAAGACGGGCTCCTGCTGGCTTTGGATCGCGAGCATCAACGCTAAGACCGGCTACGGACGCTTCGCTCCGAAGCACGGGCAGCCTGTCGACGCGCACCGCTTCTCGTACCTGCTGGCTCACGGCTCGATACCGGGTGGGTTCGACGTGCACCACACCTGCCACGTTCGACGCTGCGTCCGCCCCGAGCACCTGCGTGCCACGAGTCGCGCTGAGAACCTGGCGGAGCGCAAGGTCCGCCGCCCCTGACACACCCTCTGCCTCTAGGCCGGGAGCTTCTGCTCTCGGCCTTTTGCATTCCCACCCTCATGACGAAGGAGCCAGGCATGCGCCTGTACACGCGCACGGGCGCGACCGCGCTCGACGACCCCGAGTTCGGGCACTTCGAGGCCAGTCCTGATGGCAGCTTCGACTTCCCGGACGACTTGTCCGACCGCCTCCACTCGTTCCACTGGCGGGGCCAGCCGATGTGGGAGACGGACATCGAGCGTCAGCGCCGTCTGATGTCGGAGGAGATGGAGCGGCGCCGGGATCCGGCGTCGCTGTACGAGGCGGTGGCGCAGCTGATGCAGGCCGCGAAGGGCGCGGCTGTTCTCTCTGCCGCGCCGGCGCCGGTCCCGGCCGCGGTGGATGCTGCTCCGGAGGCTCCGGTGGCGAAGGCCCCGCGGGCGCGGAAGTCGGCTGCTGCGAAGTCTGCTTCGGTCGGCGAGTAGTTCCGGGTTCGTCAGTTCACCCTCGCTCTTGTTCTCTTCGCGCGGGCTGCCGCGTTCATGCCCTTTGGAGGGTTTCTGATGGCTACCACGATCGTCACCGGCGGCAGCAACGGCATTCTGTCGGCCGAGAGCACTGGTGACACCTTCAACGGTCCGGTCACGCTGCTGAACCAGGCCACTGCGCCGGCTGCGGCTGCGGGCGCGACGGTGCTGTACTCGACCGGCGGCGTCATGACGTACACCAACCCGCAGGGGCTGGTGAACACGATCGTCGGTTCGCAGGGCGGCCTGACCGCGGCGGGTTCGGCGATTACCGGCGGCACCACTGAGACGGTGCTGCAGTCGATGTCGTTGCCGGCGAACGACGCGATCGCTGGCGCGGTGTACAAGATGGTCGGCTGGGGCGTGTTCACCTCGACGGGCACGCCGGGGAACACGGTGTTCACGTCGCGTCTGGGTGGTGTGGCGGGCACGTCGCTGGTGGCGACTGCGAACATCGCGCTGACGGCGTCGTTGACGAACGCGCAGTGGAAGCACGAGACGCTTCTGAACTTCCTGTCGCCGACGTCGGTTTCGTGTCTGACGGAGATCACGGTGGACACGGCGGCTGGGGGTGCGACGGCCGTGGTTCTGGCGGCGTCGACGTCTGCGGTGACGGTGTCTTTGACGTCGACGAAGACGTGGGTGCTGGACATCACGCCGGGCGCGTCCGGGAACTCCATCCAGCTTCTGGGCGGCTGGTCCGAGCGGATCGCCTGACCTGCTGCCTGTTGTGCTGGATCGCGCCGAGCGGGGGTGACGTGTCGTGGCGCTTGGCACGCCGTACATCACGGTGCAAATGCTCGAGAACGCGCCTACCGGCGCGAGCTGGGAGATTGTTCCGGAGCCGGGCGCGGACAGCGAGTCGAACACGGCGGAGCTGACGAACATCTGCTGGCGCGCGACTTCGATCATCGACACCTACTGCAATCAGGTGTTGCGGGCGACGGTGGACACCGAGTATTTGACGGGTCCGGGCTCGTTCCGGGTGGGCGTGGTTCCGGGCACGGATATCACGCGGTTGGTGATGCGCCGCTGGCCGGTCACGCAGGTGCTGGCGGTTCAGACGTCCGCGACGTGCTCGTTCCCTCGGTCGTGGACTGCGGTGCCGTCCGGCTTGTACGACGTTGAGCATCCGCTGATCAACAGCTTGACGGATACGGCGTCGGCGACGCTGCCGGACGGCGGCTGGTCGATCCAGGTCGCCCCGGGTTACGTTCCGCCGCTGCGTTGTGGCCGGAACTCCACGCGGGTGCAGGTGTCGTACACCAATGGGTGGCCGCACACGTCGCTGACGCAGGCGGCAACCGCGGGCCAGACGGTTCTGCACGTCGACGACGTGACGGGGTATGCGGGCGCGAACGCGTTCGTGTACGACGGCGCGGTAACGGAGCCGGTGTCGGTGCTGTCCGTGGCGGCCACGACGCCGCTGGTGTTGCCGAACGGTGCCGGGACAGCGCAGACGGGGCCGGGCACGATCACCCTGTCGTCGGGGTTGGTAAATCCTCACGCCGCGGGCGTCGTGGTGTCGTCTCTGCCCGCGAACGTGATCTGGGCTGCTGCGTGTGCCGCGGCGGCGCAGGTGTTGGAGGCCGGAATCACGTCGATTTCGATCGACACGATGCCGGGCTCGGTCAGTGAGGGCGGCAAGGGTGTCGAGGATCTGATCACCGAGTACGAGGTTCTGCTGGCGCCGTTCCGCAGGGTCGCTTAGGAGGTTCGGATGGCTCGTCGGCATGGCCGTCGCGGGGAGCATCAGGCCCGGCGCGGCAAGGGCACACGGCACGCGAAGGCGAAGCAGCCCAAGGACAAGCGCGTGGGTGCCAAGCACGTCCACATTCGTACGGTGAACGCCCCGCCGGCCTTGTAGCAGCGGGCTTGCTGGGGGGAGGCCGCAGTGCCGCTCTACAGCGTCCAGCAGTACGTGGCCGGCTTGCTGGACGGTTTGCGGGTTCCGCAGACGTCCCAGTTGTTGAAGGCGCAGATCACGCCGCCGGTCTTGCAGAACCTGAACGGGCCGGTGGCGTTCGTGTGGGGCGGGCACCTGCGGGTGGACCGGCAGACGGGGCCGCGGGGTCCGGCGGGGCAGGCGGGGTTCAAGAACTTGGACTGGGAGATCTCGGTCTACGTCGTCTACCTGACGAACCCGAATGCCCCGAATTCGGATGCGGTGTTCCCGCAGCTTCTCGACGCGATCATGGCGCAGGTGTGGTCGTCGCCGGTGAACTTGTTCATCGACGCGAACGGAATGCCGACGGGTCAGACGGTGAATCCTCCTGGGCCGACGCAGTTGTGGAACGTGGGCGAGAACTTCCGCATGGAGTACGAGCCGGTTCATACGCCGCAGACGCAGCGGATGTTGTACTACACGGCCCGTCTGACCTTCGACGTTGGGGAGAAGGTGCAGGCGTGACGTTCACGGTGAAGGTGAGCGGAACGTCGGGGCTGCGGGCTGGCCGCGCTGGCTGGCAGGCGGCTGCTCGTGAGTGGACCAAAAGCGTCGAGGCGCTGGTGGAGCGGGAGTTGCAGGCGAAGGCGCCTGTGTCGCCGAAACATGGTGGGGCGCTGAGGAAGTCGATCCGTTCCCGGTCCGCTGTTGGGGCGTCGCGCGCCGAGATCGTGTTCACGGCCTCTGATGTCGCCCGGTTCGTGATCGATGGCACGAGGCCCCATGAGATCCGGCCGAAGACCGCGAAGGCCCTGTTCTGGGAGGGCGCGGACCATCCCGTTGCCGTGGTCCACCATCCGGGGACGCGCCCGAACGACTTCGTGAGGCGGGCGATTGAGCCGCTTCGCCCTGAAATCCAGGCCGCCCTGAGTAGGGCGCTGGCGGCTGCTTTGAAGCCCTGACCTCTGGAGGTGCCGTGAGGCTCCGCTATGCCGGCCAGGCGCCGGTGACGTTCGTGGTGCTCGGGCTGGAGGTAGAGCCGGGCGCCGAGTTCGAAGTTGACGACGTAGAGGCGCAGCGGCTGCTGGGCCGCCCGGATGTCGAGGAAGTCCCACAGGCGCCGTTGCGCCGTGTGAAGGCCGCGAAGTCGGCCGCCCCTGATGACGACGCCGGCGCGCCGGCTCCAGTGACCGAGGAGGTCGACCGTGGCGTATCCGACGATCACTGAGGCAACCGGTGCTCTCAGCTTCCTGGGCTTGGCGAAGGAGGCGACGTTCGGCACGCCTTTGGCGGCGACGACGTACCTCCCCGACACGTCGAGCACCATCAACACGGACCCGGGCTGGTTCTCGCCGCATCTGATGATGGGGTTCCGCGACAAGCAGGTGTACAACCTGGTCGGGGAGCAGCACAACGTGGGTGCGGTCGAGGGGCCGCTGTTCCCGTCGAACGCGATGCAGTTGCTGGTCGCGTCGATCGGGGCGGACGCCAGCGCGGGGAACGGCGTCACGGGCACGACGGGGACCGGTACGACCACGTTGGCGTCGGGGTCGGCGGCGAACGCGACGACGATCTCGGTGGCGTCGTCTACGGGCTTCGCTACGAACCAGGTCATCCAGGTGGATGTGAACGGTACGGGGCCGACAACGACGGCGGAGTGCCGGAAGATCACGAACATCAGCGGTACGGGCCCGTACACGTTCACGCTGGACCAGGCGTTGACGTACGCCCACGCGTCGGCGGCGGCGGTGAAGGGTGTGGTGGCCCCGTACACGCACACGATCGTTCAGGCGAACCAGCTGCCCAGCTTGACGATCGAGAAGAACGTCGGCGGCACGACCCGGCAGAGCCTTCAGTACGCGGGCTGCAAGGTCAACAAGTTCGACATCAAGGCCCCGGTCTCGAACGAGGCGTGCGGGATCACCGCGGACATCATGGCGCAGTCGGTGCTGGTCCTGGACACGCCGTCGACGCCGTCGGTCGCGAACGAGAATCCGTTCGTGTTCGCCGAGGGGTCGCTGTCGTTCTTCGGGACGAACCGCTACGAGGCGGCGAACCTCGTCGTGAACATCGACAACATGATGAAGGAGACGTACACCTACTCGGGTAACCACGGCCCGAGCTTCATCACCTCGACTGGCCTGCACGTGTCGGGAACTCTGGACATGGTCTGGTCCTCGATGGACGACGCCACGTATGGCGACTTCAACCGGCTGATCAACCAGACCACCGGGGCGCTGACGATGACGTTCACGCACCCGTCGTCGGCTGGCACGATCACGATCACGTGCCCGCAGATCGTTCTCGCGAAGATGCCGGTCGACCCGAAGCCCGACGACGTGGTCGTGTCGGCGCTGACGTGGGAGGCCAGCCGCCCGTTGACCGGTGCCACGCAGTACACGGTGCAGGCGACGGTCGTGAACTCGGCCTACCTCGGTTATTAGCCGCTCGCTCGCCGTCCTTTCGTCCCCCGCGCGGTCCCGCGTCCAGGGGGCTTTTTCATGCCCGCACCCTCAACCCTCGGAGTCACCCTCATGGGCTTCCTCAACGCCTACGACGGCACTCACCGTGTCGCGATCCCGCACGACGACCCGAACGACCCGACCGAGTACTGGGTCGATCTGAAGAAGCACTTGACGTTCGGCAACACGGAGAAGTCCCAGTTGGCTTTGCAGGAGATGGAGCTCGTCAACGGTACTCCGCGGCCGGCGCCGAACCTCTTCAAGCAGAAGGCCGAGAAGGTGTTCGCCGCGATCGTCGG